CTATGACTCAGTCTACTACTGCCTATGTACAAGCAAGATTTGACTGTTATAATACCAGCGTTAGTTTTTGGGTAGATGGATTTCAAATGGAAAGAAACAGCGCAGCAACCAATTTCAGTCCATTTCCAAACTCAGGAGCAGTATGGTTAGATAATAGTGGTGGTGGCAACAATGCCACGATGTATAGTTATCCAGTAGTATCCACTGATGGCGGCGGCTGTTTTGATTTCAGCGGAGCTACTGGTGCAGCCTCCTATGCTTCTACTCAAGGATTTACATTTGCTAACAATATGATACCTACCACTGGAAGTTATACCTTTGCTTGTTGGGTTAAAAATCCCCCTAGCAGTGTAGGTCAATGTGGTATGTTTAGTAATGCTGGCGGCGGCGACGGCTATCGTTACGGAGTTGGACTAAACGGAATTTATTATCTAGTGGGTCCGACATACACAGAGGCAGTAATTACTTTTACGGCTTCTCTCAGTTCTTCGTCGTGGTATCATGTTGTTACTGTTTTTGACAGGGCTGGGACAAATAATGGTGGCACTCCACAGATGCAAGTTTATGTAAACGGTGTTTTTCAAAATACAGGCTCAGTGCCCAGTAGTCAAACAACATCACAAAATGCTGCCCCTGGACTAGTTCGTAGTCCATGTTGTGGTATATATACAGGAAAACTTGCTACTTTCTCTGCATATAGTAGAGCATTATCTTCAACAGAAATAGCACAACTTTTCAATGCTACTAGAAAGAGATTTGGAGTTTAATAATGACATTAATTAGTTTTCAGTTTACTGATGAGTTGTGGTGGTTTAAATACTTATATGATTCGGGAAATACACAGGAAATAACATTTGATTCAATTTCTGATGCTAGAGATTTTTCAGAAATCAATAATTTTGGATTAAACTTTGACGGATGTCCTGTTTGATGTTATAGTTTAGTGTATCTAAAATAAAAATATAAATCAAACTTACGATAAATATCTAACTATAGTATTTACAGTACCCGCGGCTAAAACAAAGGAATAATAAGTGTCAATTTTACCGGCAACTGGATCAGCGATAACAATGGGAGGTGTATATGTGGCGTATTCGAATGCCAGTACTTCCACCCTAGCCGGTGATAACATTAAACTTAGTGGTACATTGGGTAATAGCTACGGCGGCAAAGCAACCGGCACTCAAATTTCATTCTCTGCTACATTTGGTGGTAAAACTACTCCGTATACATATTACGGAAATATCTAAAAAAGTGTTGACACGATCTTAACACTATGTTAGCATATAGTGTATAAAGGCAGGTTCACTATGACAAAGAAAACAAAACTAAACATCGCTAAACTATTAGATTTAGCCACAGGTCCTAGTCGATGGGAGTTGGATAATATCACATACAGTGATAGAACATCAAACCCAGAAACGCTAAAGGCATTCTTATCACGCATTCAACTGCTACGCATCAGCGATGCGGACTCTGCGGAGTTAAAAATCCTAGAAGATTTGGCCAATGATTTGGATCAAAAAGAGTGCGAAGAACTGTTGAGTAACAGCGATGACATGGCTCAACAAATGTTCATTGAAAATATTGCCCGTCAAAGTGCTTTAGAAGTTCTTACCAAGGATCGAGTTTCATTTGAAACTATGAACATCATGTGCAAGTTGAGTCCCAGCGACTTTATTCTAGCATCTAAACGAACCCAGGACATTATCAACAGTATTCACGAGTTGGTAATCCAAGGCGAAACATTGAGTAATGATGTTGCAGGCGCATGAAAAAAAGCATTTTTGAATCTAGCAAATGGAGCCTGAAGAAAGGCAAGTTGGCTGTTTTGGTTCCATGTCGTGACATGCTTCACGCAGCCTTTGCCAAGTCTTTAACAGAGCTTGTTAAACTTAATACTTCTAGTGGCATTGATACTCATGTTATCATGGATGCCAGTACAGTACTGTTAACACAGCGTGAACGACTAGGACTTGAAGCACAAAAAGTTGGCGCTGAATATATGCTATGGTTAGATAGCGACATGGTATTTCCTGCCACCACTGCCTTGAGATTAATAGCACATAATGAACCAGTTGTGGCCGCTAACTATATCCGTAGACAACTGCCTGCCAAGGGTGTTGCCTATGAAACTATTGGCGATTGGCAAAATCCCTTACCATTTGAACCTCAAGATGAACTAGCGCCTGTCGAGGGTATTGGTATGGGATGTATGTTAGTCAAAACTGCTATTCTTTCCAAGATTGCTCAACCTTGGTTTGAGTTTGGTTGGACGCCTGAAAGCAATGATCACCTAGGTGAGGACATGATCTTTTGCCAAAAAATGGCACAGGCAGGATATACTGTTAAAGTAGATACACAACTCAGTATGGAAATGCGCCACTTAGGCACATGGGCATTTGGTCCTGAACTAATCCAGTAAATCTAACAGCAGTTCTAACTTGGCACGAACTGCTCGATTACTGAAACTATTTTTAACACCTTGGTGTAGGGGCTTTGGCCAGTTATCAAAACTACACCAAGCGTATCCTGAATGTTCTTCGTTTAAGGTAGGAATAAACTCTCGATCCACTATTAGTACATAGGTGTTGTATTGAAAGTTTTGATCATTACTAGTAAACAGTTCTAAAGGAATAGTCTTTTTGATTGTAGGAGACTTTCCTATTTCTTCTTGAATTTCTCTGTTCAATGCTTCGTAGGGTGTAGCATCTGTGGGTTCTTTCTTACCGCCCACTAATCCCCAAGTGCCAGCAGTCTTGCCTTGTGTGCGTAGTAGGAATAAAAATCGTCGAGTATCTTTGGCTAAAAACAAACCGCCACTACATACGATTTGATTTACAGCACTAGGCTCCAGTCCTGAGGTCTGTAAATTCCTTCGAAACTCTTGCTCCATTCTCCGTTCTCCCATATGTACTGTATTCCTGTATATGAATTAGTTATATAATAAACGGCTGTGGTAGTTTGACTATTGAAAATAACATTCCAACGGCTTCCGTCCCATTGAATAATATCGTTAGCAGCGGCTTGGAAATCACTGTGATCGGCATTTTTCCAAGCATTAGGCCCTGTATAGCCCATGGTACCAAACTCAGGAACTTCGTTGATTCCTTCTAATATCAAATAACGAACACCTCGTGCAGGATGTATCGGTACATAAGTTTCTGGATTAATGATAGCATCTATTGTACCTCTACTATCTACTGCGGTGGTAATGGTAGTATTGCTAGGTTTAGTATCCATGTCATAAGACAGCATCATTTGTGTATCGTCGTTGGGATTCAGACTTATATAGGCCACGATTTGATTGCCAGCAGGTGTTGTTAGTCTTATTTGACTTAGATTAGCGGTAAACTGCCCAGGATACAAGTCGAGTAAAGAATACCAACTAGCACCACGACCCACATTACCACCTGATGCTGCTATAGATTCTTCATTAACTAACAATGTTGCAACGCCATCTAATACCAAAAGTTCAAAGTTACCCGGTGTGGTAACTACTGTGCCTACTTGATTGCCCAGTGTAGGGTATACAGCATCTAGATTGTTGTAGTTATCTGCAATAGTGCCCGGGGCATCGGCAAATATGTTACTGATAATCTTGGTAATGATACCTAGTTTTTTAACCTTGGCAGGAGGAGTGATCCATATAGGAGTGACAAAAGTCAAGTTGGCAATATCGATATCTTGATTTGTACCCTGAGGTATTTGTCTGTTAGACCAAACTGATTGCTGTAGTTGTAAAACAGTTAAACTAGTCCAATCAACATAGTTATCTGTGGTTTGTATTTCAAGACTAGGATTAAACAATACAGTAATCTGTTCAAGGATTTGCAGTTTTTGTTCGGTGTTTGTTGCCCATATATCTGCCGCCAGTGTTAGTTTGTAGGGACAGGGCATAATGCGTTCGACTGTGTATCCACTGCCTTGTGTGTTTAATAGTTGCCCCGTAACAGGATCTACTGCTCTATCTCGTATTTGTAACTTGCTAACAAATGTAGGATCTTGTAGTCTTGTTTGATCGTATTCTAAACCCTTGATATAGCAGGCAATGAAAGGCGCCGAAGGTATTGTATTTTCAGAGTTTTTCTTCAACATCTGTGCCGCTTGGCGATTAGGATCACCATAGATAACGGGAACCTGATGCAAGGTACCTATGCCGTCCTGATAGGCAAAGTTACTAAACGCCCGCATGAACTGTGTAAGATATCGTCTTATCTGCCCATCATAAAAAAATCCACTACTTACCCTCCTGATTTGCGATTACTCGCCTTTTCTGTATAAACTTATAGATATACATTTTTAGTTATCTGCTTTTGGTTTTAATGCCTTGCTCAGTGCTTGGCGTTCTTGAACAACTGATCCGTTAATAGTAGCCGTATTAGTATTGTTAATAAATCCAGTTTTCTGAGTTTGTCTAGTTGCTGCACCAGCAAATCTGCCAGAGGTTGTATCTTGCTGTCCAAACTCGTTCATGGTCATTTGAACATTTTTTTCAAACAATACCCAGTTTGTTCCGTCGTATCTATAAAGAGCGTTGGGTTGATAATCTGTTCTCAAAAAGAACGCACCCTGTGCTGGCTTGTAAGGGAATATAACACCTTGGCTGAATGGTGCTCCATTAGGAGGCATACCATTGCCTGTCAAATATCCAACATATAGATTTTTTCTAGGAGTATGTAATACCATGCTGGCATCTAATACTTGTTGATCAATGCTGGCATCATCTAATGTATCACTGGTATCTGCATAATCAACAAGTCCCGACTCTCTAGTAGGGATAATATAAAATGCCGAAGTATCATAACCTGCAACTGGAGAATCTGCCATGGCTTGTTCGACAATTTGATCATTGATTTGTATACTTTGATTGTATGTACTCATAATGTCTCGTAATGTACTACCATCACCATTACCACTATCTTGTCCAAGTATTTGATTAAATTCTTGACTATCGACCAACGGTACACATTTGGCACGAACTAGGTGAGGGTACCATGTGACACTGAATCCGTTGGTAGGACGACTAACATCCTGCACTACATAAAATCTTTTTAATGCCACAAAATTATTGTCTATAGCATATTCGTCTTTTAGGTGAGGAAGTTCTATAACATCCCCTGGCATAATCTTACGCCCCAATGCATCTACATGACCACGCAAATGAAAATGCATCATAACTGTATCATTGGTCAAAAACATACCAAACTGACTTAAATTAAAATCTAAATCCTGCATGGTATAGATACCACGGATAACATAGACATCTGGTTCGTAGTTTCTGTCACGATTTTCCATGAACAATACATCTTGTATTCCTAACTCCGGAGTAGGATTTGTACTGTTATCGGGTGTAGTTGGAGTAACCCCGTCAGTAGCG